CCCCGGTGCCGCTACGTACATGTGTTTCAAGATTTTGACGGAAACACAGGAGGACAACAAGATTAGCTATACTGCAGTTGAATCTGCATACGATGAACTTGGATCATACTCATTTATCAAGGACATGCGACCACAGAATCGTACTGCCAAGGAAATGCTGCAGCAAATCTTGTCGGCAACACGGTTTTCTGTCGGATATGTTGCTGATACCGGTACACAGAGTACGAATTTCTACTACACTACCGTCCTGGCCAGCTTGCAGAGCGTGGTCAATCTGTTCGATCTTGAAGTCACTTTTGACGTTGTTTTTGACCCGATTGACAACCAAGTTAAAAAACGCATGGTTAACCTGTACACTCAAATGGGATCCAGAACCGGACGGCGGTACGAGTACGGCGATAAGCTGCTCAGCGTAACATGCGAACAGTCTAGTGACACTCTGGTAACTGCACTTGTAGGCCGTGGGTCCAGTGTGCAGGTCAGCGAAGGTACTGATGGAAGTCCTGATGGATACAGTCGGAAAATTACCTTTGCCGACGTTGTATGGAAGAAATCTGCAGGGGACCCGCTCGATAAGCCGGCCAAGCAGGAATATCTGGAAGATCCGGCAGCTACGGCTATATACGGGTTCTCTGATGGGGCACCACGTATCGGTTTAGTAGAGTTTGACGCAATCACCGACCCCGCACTGCTTCTGAAAGCCACATATGACAAGCTGCAAGAATTGAAACGGCCTAAGGTCTCTTTTAAAGCGTCAGTTACAGACGTCGGTAGCTTAAATTTGGGCGATACTGTTGCGATTATCAGGCATGATTTAAAAATAGAGTATCTGACGCGTGTATATAAGGTTACTCACGATTTACTCAATGCGCAGAACAACACGATTGAGCTGGGTGATGATTTCCAAAAAGCAAGCATCACGTCAACAATCAGCGCAGTGCAGGACACCGTGCAATTGGCCAAAGATTACTCGCAATCAGCCCTGCAGTCGGCAAACGGTAAGAATACCAACTTCTATGGCGCTAGCCAACCATTGCATGCCGTCGAAGGCGATTTGTGGTACAAAGACTTAGGCAATGGCGAAACTGAAATGTATCAGTACAAAAACGGAAACTGGGAGTTAGTTGTTTCGACAGCTGATACAACTGCGGTCAAAAGACAAGTAGATCAGGTTATCAAAGACACCAACGCGCATTTCAAAGAAATCGATGACAAGTACGTTCCTAACGAAACTTACCAGACTGAGAAGCAGGCTTTTTCCACAGCCGTGACTAAAGCCTCGGAAACAGCTCAAGCGGCAAAGGCAACTGCGGATACTGCTTCGGCAAATGCAACGGAAGCAAATAACAGTGCAAGTGAAGCGCGCGCTAAAGTTGATGACGTTGCTAAAACCGTGACAAAAAACGGCAAAGCAATTGGAGAAATCAAGTCAGATGTCAGCGGTGTAAAAGCCACGTATGCCACGCTCGATGGCAAGGTTACATCAGCATCGGCCCGAGCGGGTGCTCTGGAAGCGGCACTGAGCGACGGAAAAGGCGGGTTGATCAGCGTCAAAGCCGAAAATAATCGTATTGAATCCCTTATTGATTCTAAAGCCGATGACAACGAGTACAACACGTTCAAGCAACAGACATCGACCACGTTAAGCCAAAAAGCCAACAAAACTGATTTGAACGGATATGTAACAGGGACACAATTTAAACAGACGGCAGATAAAGTTGACACGCTCGCAAGCGATGTCAAGTCTGTAAAGACCAAAGCTGACACTATTGAAACGACTATGAATTCGACAAGCTTTGCCAACAGCGTGGTTAAGGCAAGTGGAATTGATACGAAAGTAGCCGGTTATGATACTACAATCAGGAAGCTGATTGGCAAGGATGGGACAACTGGCGATTTGAACACGTTGGTATCCGCCTATAGCAACGAAACTAACCAAACAAAAAAGCAAACAACCAATCTGATCAGTGCGCTTGATTATAATGGGACAACCGGTAATTTTGGTAGCGGATTTGCCAAAAAAGTTGCTGATGCCTATGGTACGACCGAATCGTATAAATCGCTGAGTGGCAAGATTGACGGGCTACAAATCGGTGGGACAAACTTACTGGATGATAGCGAAAGAGAGCGGTCAGCTAAGCGACCTGCTACAGGACACACTGACATTTTTATGCAAACTTTAGCCACACCACCAACGGGAACGGTTTTCACGGCAAGTTTTGAGGCAAAAGCAACGACTGATAAAACAACCATCGCAAACCATTTCTACGATGGTTCGGGCAAGTATGCCGACGGAAAATGCCTTCGCACGGTCACTTGTCAAACATCCACACCGACCGGAAACTCTGATGGTTACGCCCCGCTTAGTTTGTCGACGCAGTGGAAGCGGTACTGGATAACATGGACGTGGTCGCAGGAAATGACACAGTCAAATATCCACCGCGTGTTAATTGGAAGGTATCAAAGCAACTTTGCCGATGGCACGGTGTATATTCGCCGTGTCAAACTCGAAAAAGGCAACAAAGCAACTGACTGGTGTATGTCGGATAATGACGTCAACAAACGCATACAGGACCAGGCTGACGCACTCACGGCCTATCAAGCCGAAGTCAAGCGGACATACGCATTGTCATCATCCGTGTATACCAAGACGGAAACGCAGACTAGAGAGAATGCGCTTAAGAACTCGACGATCAATAGCTTAAAGGCCACCGATGATTGGAAAAAGTTGATTAAGATTACTCAGAACTCAAGCTGGATCCAAGACGCAACCGGTTTTCAACAGCAAGCATGGAAATACAATCTCGACTCAAGCGGTCAGCTCATCGGCAAAAAGAGTTTTGAGGACGGAAATGTCGGGGAGTGGTACTGTGCTGATTTAAAAACGCCGGCAACTCTCCAGAAAGGCGGACCGGTTAACGGATTCTATAACTGGGTGTACTCCTCGACAGGCAGTGACCTATACTATGGAACCTCATGGATACCTGTCAAACCGGGCACTAAATTTTATGTTGAGGCACTGTGTCCCAATATGAAGAGTGTATATAACGGGCTGAACATTATAGTTGCTGCGTATTTGCGCTATGAACAAGGCGGGAAAACGCACTGGGCGATGGGACCAAGTGCCACTATCACTCCAGACCACTGGGGATGGGTAAAGGGCGTTGTAACGGTGCCGGATAATGTTACGCGAGTGCTGCCATGCATAGCCACCAAAGATAAGAATGGCAAAGGCGGCGCAAGTTATGTAG